ACCGGTAGTGGAAAGCGTAAATGAAACACCCGTTTGATAGTTCGCCGTACTCGACAAAATAAGCCAATCATCGCCAGGCGCACTGCTTGCAGTAAACGTTTGAGAATCAGGCCCCCAAATCAATCCTTGATTAAAACTAGATAACTGAAAATTATTGGTATTTCCATTTGCCACGACAAAAAAACCATCTAAATTACAAACATCAATTGGCTGTGATGGGAAACTTGTATCAGTGATTTGAGTAAATGTGTTTGTAATGGTATCCCATATATACCCGCGTTGCCCGTCTACAAAAATAACTTGGTAGGTGTTCGCATCAACCCCGACATAACCTGTATCGGTTCCCATGGTTCCCAATACCGTTGTGACGTTGTTTGAGTCAATCCTATAAACAGTGTTTCCAAAAACATCGTATTCGTAAGCCCCAAAAACAAATTGTGCGCGTGATCCATCGCTTTCGATTCCAAATGCAGTATTTGTATTAGCAAGTCCAGAGGTGTTGATCAAGGATTTTGGTTTTTTACCCAGTGGATCAATGTACATGAATAAATTTACGGTTCTTTCCGCATCAATTCCTGTAATTCTTTGGTTGTTGTAACTTCCAACGATGTCGTAATCTACTGTTTTTGTCATTAGTAACTCAAAATGTTCGGCCAGTAGAAAGGTTCTGGTGCGGTCAGCGTCACGGATGGACGAATCGTTAAATCGGTTTCATTCGTGTTTTTTAATGTATTGTAATAATCTTGGTATTCATCTTCATTCTGTTGAGGCCAGTTTCCGGAAGGGTAATAAGCTAAAAATTTTCTTCCCATAGCCAGCTTTAAAAAACCGTAGTAATTAGGTGGTAATTCCCCTAATGAATCTTGTGGTTCCAACTTATTCAACATGCATTTCACCTGTATTGAACAAGGGTATGGCTGATCGGGTACGGGATAAACCGTAATAAATGATTCTTCGGGTTGCTTGTTTAGAAAAATAAATCCTGGACGAGCTGTTAAATTGGTTTGACGAACAACACCCCAATAAGTCGCTTTGTTTATAATCCGAAGAGGATAAACAAGTTGAGTTGCTCCACTTGTCGGAACGGTATAATTAGCAAAAGACAAATCCACAATTCGATTATTCGTAAGATCAGCTGGGATCATATTGGAAATAGAATATGTGTCTTGTCCAACCGTAAAAGTAAAATCAATGGTGGTGAGATACGGAATATAGATGCTGTCGGACGCAAATTTATCCAGAATTTCATTAACAAGATCAAGTCCAGTTGAAAGCATGAATGCGTCCGGTGTTTCACCCACGCCCAACTCGCCGATCAAATACAATGAATTTACAATGAGATCATTTGTCGTCCGAACAACTTGAGACATATCCGTGTCTCCTCATTCATATATTATTGACACTACTTAACAGGAAAAGCGGTTTTGTCTAATCCTTTCGTTATATCACGAGCTAATTCTTGCGCATGCTCTCCGTTATTGCACATGTAAGCGTTAAAGTGCATGGAAGAATCTTTTAAATCCGGAGTGCGACCCCCATGCTTTGCTTGCTCATTTTGTACTTTTTTAACGAAAGCGTCGTTTGCGCTGTGCTCTGCTTCCAATCGACGTTGTTTGCTGTTCGCACCCATCGCTTCTCGGCTCTTTCGATTGTCGTATCGATTCATCTTCTTTCTCCTTAAATTCTTCGGTAAAACGCCATCGTCCAGATGTCACCAATGCTTTTGCAACTGTCTCATCAACAATTTTCATTCCATCCTTGGGATGGAAAATGAGCATTAATGACATCCAACATTTTCCTTATGACAACACCTTCGTTACGTATTGTGGATGCCATTTAAAACCACACAAGATGTCAAGACGCATGTAGTTTTGATATCCCAAAATATCGCCCGTTTGAGTAACAGCAAGTGATAATCCAGTTTCAGGGTCAATCGCGACACTGGAATAAGGAACTTGTAGCTTATAAAGGGGCGGGCACACGATATCTAATCCACGTGCAGGATAAGCAACATTCACGTTGTAAGTTGGCACAACAGTTACAGCCGCTCCATTCGGAACCGGAACATCTACATTTTGCAAAGGACTTGAAGTTGAGCTGATGATTGTTGGTTGAACAGTAATCGTCACGGCACCACCACCGCTAGAGTTGGCAGCTTGAGTAATGACAAATTGCATATTTTGACCAGTCGATTGACGAGAAAGTGGGTTCACGCTATGAACGCCATCAATCGAAATTAAATCACCTGGCAAAAAGTAATTTGTCACACTGGCAGTTGCACCAGCCAATACGATTGTGTTTCCGCTTGATACCGCGCCATTTACGGTTAAGGTATCGCCAGGATGCAACCTTGGGCCTGCTCCTGCAACGTGTTGAATAATGTTTTGAGATTGGAAAATGTCAAAATAGGACAAGTGACCAATCGCAGATTGTCGAACAATGTCTTCGTTAAAAACGGGGGTAAAGTTATTTAATAAAGCAGATTTAAGCGCTGAACCGTCTCGAACAGTCATCGCCATGTATGCATCTGAAGCAATATTTACTCCCTGTTCAAGCAGTTTTGCACCTGCCAAATCAACGGTTGCAAATGAATTGATTGGTGTTCCCGCTGTACCGGTAAAGAAGTACACATCCGTTTCAGCGGCGGCACAAATATCACGCTCCATTTGGGTAATGATATTTTGAATCGCTGGTTGAATGAACATTCGCGAAAAATCTTCAATCCTCAAAGACAAGTCTTGAATCGTGTAAGCGATCAAAGCATGATACTGGTGAGCAACCGTGATGGTTTCCACAGTTTCCACAATGTCTTGCGGAGTTGCGGTAGAACCATCGCCTACAATGAAATTGTTTTGTCGACGAACTTGCAAAGTATCGCCAATCTTATATCCGGAATTTTGGAAATCATCTTGATAAATCCGTGATCCGGTCATTACAAAAGGTGCGTTATTTGCAAACATTGCGAGCGCAGTATTTGATACTAACTGCGTATTAATAAATTGATTAGCCATTCCCTGTCTCCAATCCGTTGGTTAAGGGGAACTGTTTTCACAAGCCCTACATGCTCATCCTTGAGCTCATTACTTCCATTTTCCCTGTTTCATCCGATCACGAATATTCGAAATCGGTGTCTTATCATTAACTACGTGATGGTTTGTGACTGGCGTGCTTTTGATGGTTCCTAACGGACGGGATTGATTTGTGCTTTCGCCTTTATCACCCGTTATCAAAGCATGCGATAGTCGCGCCATCTCTTCCGCTTGATCTGCTGGGTGGAGTTTTGAAATACGGGAAAGCTCTTCACGATTTTTTCCGAGTTTATAGAGGACTTCTCCAACGCTTCCTGGGCCTTTCTTTGGCATTGTTAAAGCGTAATCGCGCATGGCTGGCGTAAACTGAACATCATCCGCTAAAACAGTGTCGTGAAAATCATCATATCTATCCGACATTTCATCAAGATGACGTTGCAATTCCCTATACTTTTTCTGTACATGGGCCATACTTTCCGCTTCTTTTGCCTTACGCTCTTCCAAATCCCTTTGGTTAAGCGCATAGCTGACCGCCTTTTGGATATGCTCCTCTACGCTTCCAGGTTGTGCCTGAGAATCGTAGTGATATGCCTCTTGTCTATTTTGATTCGGTGAGATTCTGGATTCCATTTCCGCCATCCTGGCGTGTAGATCACGAACTTCCCTTTCGTGTTGCATGCTTTGCGCTTTCAAACGCTTTTTAGCACTTGAAAGAGCTTTTGCATAATCCATTCCTTCACTTGAATTTGGTTCACCTTCCGATCCCGTAGACTGATTAATTTCAGCTTCCGACCCTTCCGATTCTCCCAAACTGTTCATCACTTTTGACGCAAGAACATCCTTTTCTTGACTCGACATTTCGTGAGCTTCCATATTTTCTCCACTAGGCGTCATTGCCCTCAGATTTAAGCCTCTGGTAGCCTCAGAGTAAACGCTCTGGTCGCACAAGTCCTTCCTAGACTCATGTGCACAATTATGCTATTTATGCAGAAAAAAACAGGGTTACGGGTAGGCATTTTTAGTGGGCTAAATATAAATCGATCATAAGTAGCCCAGTAGATTTTTCGAAAGGTGTACGTTTACGGGATGATTTTGTCTGCATGCAGACACATTTAAATTGGTCAGACAGTGCCTGACCAATTTAAAAAACCCTAGATTCTACCCCTTATTTTTAAGGGGGAAGAGTTGCCTAGGGACAGTATCTAATAAGACGTTTGCAGGATATTTTATCAGATAACAAACAGGTAACAAACAGGTAAAAAAACTGCGTCATTCAGCCACTTATAATGGTTTTATAAGTGGCTGAATGACATAAGAATTATACATTTTTCGATTTATGATGCCCGTCTGAAATTATTTTTGCCATTTTTGCCGAGAAATCTAAATCCGCTTTCGTCATTTCAACGTGATTTTGGGTTCTCTCTTTCTGGATGTCGTGATGAAGCTTTCTTGCATCCAACATCAATTTTGCTTCTTCGAGCTGATGTTTTTTCTCACGAATAGCAAGTTCAGCGGCGCGCTCCTCAAGTTGAGCCTCTTTCAATTTCATTTCCTGTTGCATCATTTCCTGTTGCAATCTCATCATCTGTTCTTCAGGTGATGGCTGTTTTGGTGGTATGGGTTGTCCATCCTCTTTGGCTAAAATCTCAGGTGGAACAAGCGTTTTGAAACGATCAGCCATTTGAGGCATGAACTGAACATCAAGGTTTTTAGCCCAAAGATCAGCCACGAGAGGAAAGGATTGTGGAAACGTTGCAAGAGTTTGTTGAAGGAATTCAAGGGCAATTTCTTTTTGAACGGCAAAGGATGGGCCGGTATCAATTTCAACATCGTATTCACCCTCATCTAAACGGTTTTTGATTGAACCATCCGGTTGCATATGATTCAAAATAATCGGATGTGATTTACCATCCTTTTTCGTTAAAGTGAAATAACGTTCTTCATCACCCACAATATAAGGCAACAAATCATTTACAACGCGTCCGCTTTGTTCAACTGCTTGACATAAATTGCTGAACCAAACACCCGCAGACATAGATCCTTCAACTTTTCGTTCACGTCGAGCTTTTCCTGATATATCTCTACCTTGAAGTTGTTCAGTTTCAGAAAAACCAAGAATTTCTCGGATATCTTGATCAGTTTGTTGTGCTGTCACAAAAATACCTTGTGGAATTTCGGAAGGGGGAATTTTCTGAGGCATCAATCCCGATTTTGGATCAGGTTGTGCGCGCAACATACCCACTTGAAGCTCTGGATTACGCCATTCCTGTTCATATCCTTTGATGTTATCTGGTGTTCCAAGCCATTGTTCACGACGACGATTTTTAAGCTCGGTCGCAAGCTCACACATCGAATAATTATGGAGTTTTTGAGCATCCCTCGCTTCATGAATAAATGATTTCGTATATTGTCTACCATCAATGTAATAACTATCTCCGTCTACAAAAATCAAAGGCAAATGACGTGAAGGCCATTCCGAAAAATCAATTATTCGATCGCGTATCATTCGGTACTGCATGATGCGATAATCTTGGGTTTGACGTTCTCCAATTATTTTTGGAATTCCTTTCTCAATGATTCGGTGAACAATAGAACCCTCTGTAACTTTTTTCTGCATTTTGTATGATTCTTGAGCTTCTTCCCATTCCTTTTGGTCAACAATCATACCGTTATCAAGTTTGTAAATAATGACTGGGAACCATTCCTTGACGAATTGATCGCAAACTACTATCGTATCCCGCGTTTGCCATTGAAAATCGAGAAGCATATACGGATCAACGTAAGAGACTGGATTCGTTATGTAAGGAAAAGTAGCAAAAAATTCATCTCTCGAATAAATATAACGTCGAGAGCAAAAGTTCCCATCCCCTTTATGCGGTTTTGTCGCTGTAGGGTCAAAAGAACACATTGTTGCGTCAGGGATGATGTCGTATCTAATGACTTTGCGAAAGCTTCTTGGGCTTTCGTAATCAACCGAAACTTGAAATGCACCAAAACCCATAAGGAGGGCTGACTTAAATGCAGTTTGATATACCAGATCATTTTGTGATTGATAAGATATTGTCCGAATTAGATCAGCTCGAAGGTTTATTTGATCTTGTGAGGCTTTCCCCGTCAGAGAACGAACTATTAAGTCGGGCTTATTCTTGCGTTGTTCAGCTACGATCTTCTTTACGGGGTCGTAAAGCTTGTTCCGTGTCATTGCGGGCTTGAAAAGACGCGTAAATTCGGAACGTTCAACCGCTGTCCATTGATCGCGCAAGACAAAGTTCATATCGTCTTTGCCGCGAGTGATGTTCTCGTTAAAATAGCTGTTCCACGTATTATCGTTTTCAGCCGATCTTTCGAGAACATCATTTTCATTGATTCCGGCTTCTTTTAAAAGCTGAAGACGTCGATCTTCCATTTCGTTGATTTCATTGATCGTCAATTCCTTGACGTTTACATCATTGGCTTCTAGTTCCATATCTCATCCTTGAGGTTATGGGAAAATATTTTATTATAAAATGTGCCTGGCAGGACTAGAAGCTTCCACCCTCGTCTTAGAAGGACGACGCTCTATCCTAATGAGCTGCAGACACACTAGTATTATACTATTTTTTTGCTTTCTTTTTCGCTTTTTTAACAACCTCTTTAACCATCTTTTTATCTTTCTTGTCATCCATTTTTTCGGACTTTTTAATCATTTTTCCAACTTCCTTTTTGCTACATCCTTTCATTTACTTTCCCCTTAAATTGATTTATTACCCTCTATTTCCACCGTCTCGCACCCTGAAAACATAAAAGTCTTGGAGCATCCGGATAGAGCCACCAATATCAGTATTAATATAAAATAAGTCAATAATAATAAAAATTTTTGGTTTTTCATCGTCTATTCTCAGTGTTTTTTTTCTTCATAATCACGATTACTAGTAGCCGTCATTTCTCTTAAAATTCCAAGTTTTTCAATTAAATCTTCTCCTTGTTTTTTCAAAATCGTTAAATCGTTTTCATCTTCATCTTTATTTTTTTTTTCAATGTCTAAAGCTTCCATTTTATCAAGAGATTCATCATCAATACGATCACCCAAAACATCCTTGATAACTTTTTTTGCCTCTTCAATAGTGTCGAAAATAGAGCGTAATGTATCACTAGAAAAAAGAGTGAAAACAATAATGAATCCTTTATATTTACCCTTTCTT